TCTATACCTCTTTGTACTTGTAACCACGCATTTCTAAGAAATCAGTCAAATCTTTTACATCATCTTCCGTTAAGTCATAAACAGTTACTGTAAAACCAGTTTTGGTTTCTACAACTTCGATTGTTTCAACTGTTTCATTTGTGATACTTGCTCGTGCAGCCTCTTCCATTTCATTACGTTCAGCAAATTTTGCATTGATAAATTCTCTAGCTTGATCTAGTGGCATATCTTTTACTACAGGCCAGCACTCATCAAAAGTAATCGGTGTAGCTAATTCGTATTGTTGATTGCAAGTATCAACAACAAATTCAATCATTCCTTTTTTCTCTGCTAGAATTTGCTTGTAATCGTCATCTGATTGTTGTCGTTTTGCGATTTCAATCATCATTCCCTCAATAGAGGTTTCGATGTCTTTCATCTTTGCAGTTTTATTCAACCAGCGTTTATCACGTTGTAACTGTTCCGCATATTCTGCACGAACGTTATACTTTTCAACCATCTTTTCAACAAACTTATTGATAGTTTCTGTTTTTGCTTGTACTTCTTTTTCGTCAAAGTATTTAATTTGTTCTGCGAGTGGCTTTTCTGCATCGTAAACAACTTTCAATACTTCGTTTACTTCTTCCTCAAACAGTTCAATAGGTCTTTTGAGTTCTCTTTTTTTCTCTTTACAGAATTTATCAAGTGTTGTCCGATACTTAACAATTTCATTCTTGGCACTTACCATGTCTTTATAGTTTTCTTCCGTAACTACAAGTCCTTTATACTTTTCTAGTTGTGCTTCAAAATATGTTTTGATTTCGTCTTTGTTCCATTTGAATACTTGTTCGTTTTGACTAACAACTGGTGTTAAATTAATTTCCATTTATTTCTCCTTGTGTTAAAATACAAGTAGAGATATAAGACATACTCTCTACTAGCACGCTTGCTTTCCTACGGCCTAGCGTGCTTTTTTTATTTCTCTCACCCAGAAATTTGAAAGGATGAGTAGGGTCAACCCCAATGATATTTGTAAAAATGCTGTGTAAAAATCAATTCTATCGATTTCTACAGAACCTACTGTTCCTATTATCATTAGGAACGCTATTGTTCTTACCATCCAAATCAATTTCATAATTCATTACCTACAATCACTAGCATTTGGCTGGTGATTTTTTTAATTTCACTTTTCAAACGATTGTTTTCTTTTTCCAATCGTTCCACCTCGTTTTTTAATTTTCTGTAACCAATAGCCGAGTATTCACTTTCAACTCCTGCTAGTGCCTCGACCTCTTTTTTGTTAAATCTAACTCCACTCATATTTGGGAGTTGTTTTAACTTGCCTTTGTTTCTTAGGTCGTATACTGCGGAAATCGAAATTTGAAACAATTCCGCTACTTGGTTAGCCGTATATACAAGGCTTTCCATACATCACCTCATTACAATGTTGGGTTAAAACAAAAACCATACGCTCTATGATTATTAGGTCGCCCAAATCTTCGCTTTAACACCTCAGATGTGTTTTCACATTCCATTCGTTGAGCATCTTCACAATGACATTCCCACCCATAAGGTGTAATTTCATCAAATATTGTTTCGATGTAGTCATAGTGATCTTCTCTGATTTTCATACCAGCGCAAGCAATGGCTTCTTTAAACTTATTGTTGATAAACATTTTTGTATCTCCTTTCATTCCTTGCATGAATATCTGCCTTACGTGCCAGTTTCACCCAAGATAGAATGACTTTCTTATTCCATCTTGATTGGTTACGTTTAGGCCATTTGGCTTTGATGAGTTTTCGCCAGTATTGCCCATACTCATTGTTACGACCAGCCCATCCAAATCTTGTGGATGTTTGTCCGTATCGTTTGTTGGCTAGTTTTAGATCCGCTTGATTTTGTACTAGCATCTAATCACCTCTTTAAAATTACATTTAAACTGTAACTCTTTTACAAAAAAATAATCTTGTGGTACGGAACCTCATAAAGATTTTCAATCTTTTTTAGCACATGTACATCTGGGGATGATTTTCCTTTTTCATAATTCATCAACGTATATTCGCTAATACCTAGCATTTCCGCTGCTTTCTTTTGTGTCAAACCCTTATTTACTCGTGCTGCTTTTAATGTAATTCCATCTTGTACAAAGATTTGTTGGTTCAATTTATCACCTCACTTTCCCTTTCGTTGATTGTATTGTATTACAGTTAAACTGTAATGTCAACAGTTTTTCTGTAAATTACTAAAAAAATATTTGATTTTTTTGCAGTTTAAATATATTATATAAATAACAACAAAAATTTTAAAATTATAATGAGGTGAATATAATGAGTGATTTAGGCAATAGAGAGATATTCTCCAAGAATTTACAGTACTATATGAACCTATACAATAAAACTAGAATACAAGTTGCAAAAGATATTGGTGTTTCCTACACCACATTTACAAGTTGGATTAAAGGCACTAACTATCCTCGTATAGATAAGATAGAATTACTAGCTAATTATTTTAGAGTAAATAAGGCTGACTTGATTGAAAATAAATACTCTGAAAATGAACAGTATTATAATGATCCGTCTGTATCAGAATATGCACAAGCGATTAAAGATAATCCAGATTTGCGTTTGTTATTCGATGCAAGTAAAGACATGTCAAAAGATGATATTAATTTTGTAATTAATACTATAGAGATGTTAAAGAAAAGAGGTTAATGGTATGACCAACTACGAACCTGTAATTACTTCATGCATCCGTGAAATGCAAGCAATGGCCTTTATTGTTTCTACTATTTCTATTGTATTCGCTATAACATTATACCTATTCACTCGTAATGGTTATATTTCTGTAGCATTGCCATTTATTGCAAATGCAGTTGTTTTAATGATGCTCACTAATAAGATACATAAAAGCATGTGTAAAAAATTCCATGTTGAATAATATACAATAACCCTACAAAGGGGATGATAGTATGAACATCAATTTGATTTACATAAAGCTACGAAAAACACAAACTGCGGTATTAAAACTAAACGATGACGGAACATATACAATATTAGTTAATAGTGATAAACCTATTGATGTACAACGTAAAGGTATACTACATGAGATAGGTCATATATTAAATGATGATATGTACAGTCAGGCACACATTGATTTGTTGGAACGCATGGCTCATGCAAGGCAATTTGACGATGTAGAGGGTATCAACTTTTACACACACATCATATGAGGTGAATTATGCAATTCAATACAACAATTCGGAGAAAGGATAAAGGCTATCAGATTATAGTTAGCTATAAGGACGGCTATAAATGGAAGCAGAAATCTAAACAGGGCTTTGCCACACAAAGAGAAGCCAAACTTTACGGCCAAGAAATAGTAGACAATCTAAAAAAGACTATCACCAATCCACTTGATGATAGTCTAAAAGATATAACGCTTATTGAGTTTTACAAGATATATACAGATGAAAACAAAGCAAATGTATATTCTACGTTCAAAGCATATGACAATGCATTTCAGAAATTCAACACGCTATTCAATAAGAAAGTAACAGATATTTCTGAAATACAAATTCGGAAAGTCATTAATGAGTTACAACAATCAATAGCCACTAAAAATATGTGCATAACGATTATAACAAAGGTATTCGCTTATGCAGTATCGCCATATAGAATTATTAATAGTAGTCCGTGTAAGAACATTAAGCGGTTGCATAAAACACAAACAACTAAAATCAATGCTATAAGTGAAGATGATGTAACACACCTATTAACATCGTTAAAAGGCCATAACTTCAAATACTATATCGTGTGTTCCATTGCTGCCTATACAGGTATGAGGTACGGCGAAATCTTAGGTCTTACATGGGATGATATAGATTTAGATAACGCTATTATTGATGTGAATAAACAATTCGCTTATAGCGGTGAAAGTACATATATGATCCGTAATTTAAAAACAAAAAACAGCTACAGAAAAATACCTATTCCACCCATACTGATTGATATACTACTTGAATATAAAAATACCACCAGCGGATTATATCTATTCAACAATCCAACTGGCGGTACTGGTGCAGTATCAGTGATGATAAAACGATATTTACCAAATACTTCTATCCATGATTTAAGACACACCTATGCTACAAGGCTATTGGCAAATGGCGTAGACATAAAAACAGTAGCATCCTTATTAGGTGATACTGTTGATACAGTCATTAATACGTACATTCACTATACCGATGAAATGAGATTAAAGGCACATGATAGTGTGTCTAAAATTTTCGGCTAGAATTTTTGACGGATTTATTGACGATTAGTTAATAAACCTTGTATTTACTGGTGTTTTTAACCGATAAAACATATCAATATATTATA